GCGCAGGACTTGAGAATATAGATAAAGACGATTTAGCTTTACCATTTCTTAAGTTATTACAATCTGGTTCGGATGAGACTAAAAAGAAACATGCGAACTATGTTGAAGGAGCAGAAGCTGGAATGTTTTATAATACAGTCACTAAAAGATTGTATGATGGTGAGAAGGGTATAGAAATTATACCTTGCTACTATAAATTAACATTTCCTGAATGGGCACCTTTTGAGAGAAAAGAAGGTAGACCAATCAGTCCTGACAGAGGTCCTGAAATTTTAGCTAAAACTAAAAAGAACTCTTCGGGAAAAGATGTTTTAGATAATGGTAATGAAATTATTAAAACAGCTAATCATTTTGTAATCATTAATGGAGAAAAACCAGAGAAAGCTTTAATGGCTATGAAGTCTACTCAATTAAAAGTGAGTAGAAACTGGAACTCTTTAATGCAAGATCAATTTGAAACTGATCCTAAAACGCAGAAGAATGTACCTGCTCCAATGTTTTCAAGAGTGTATAAACTACAGTCTGTCGAGAACAGTGGAAGTTTTACTTGGCACGGATACAAAGTGTCTATGGCAAGAAAAGTGGATAATGCTAGCCTTTATCAAATGGCTAAAGATTTCCATAATTCTTTAAAAGCAAGTAACGCTGCTGCTGAGAACAAAGAAGAATCTAATTACTAGATTCCTCTTTTAAGAGGATAGGGGTAGCGAAGCGAGAGTGGAACTACCCCGACCCGGGATCATTATGGAACACGAATTTATAGAATTATTTAAAGGTTATGAGGGCGATTTTGGAATGGCGGACATGTCCAAGACTGAGCTCGATTCAGAAAAAAATAAAATAAAACCTAACTACGAATGGGCAGGAAGACCTGTCACATTAGATGACTACAAGAATCACTTACAAGGAAAAAAATCAATTGGAATCCAACCTTGCAGAATAGATAAAACTGCACAGTTTGGGTGTATAGACATTGATCCACCAGACTATGGATCATTTAAAGTAGAGAATTATTTAGCACTATTTCAACAATATAAATTACCATTAGTACCAATTTTATCTAAGAGTGGTGGGTTGCATTGTTATATTTTTTTAAAAGAACCCATACCAACAGTGGATTTAATAGAAGCATTAAAAGCTTTTCTGCTTCCTCTAGGATTAAAACCAACAACTGAGGTTTTTCCTAAACAGAAAGAACTACAGAAAGATGATAAAGGAGACATAAAACCAGGAAATTTCATTAACCTACCTTACTATAACAACGGACAATCTACTCGGTATGCTATAGATAAGAATAATTCTAAACTATCGGTCGAACAATTTATAAAATTTGCTAACGAATCTAAAGTAGATAAAGAAACTTTAGATAAACTTGTAGAAGAGACTCACAGAAATATATTACTAGGAACTAATCCAGAATTTGATGATGGTCCACCATGTCTAGCATTGTGTTCTAGAACAAAATTAGATGATGGCAGAGACAGATTTATGTACAATTATATGGTCTTTGCTAAAAAGAAATACAAAGACAAATGGCCAGACCAGGTATCAGCAGCCAACTATAGTTATCTAGCTAGTCCTTGGGATAAAGCAAAACTAGACTCAAAAATTAAAGCGTGGAAGGGTGAGACAGCAGGACATACTTGCTATGAGGACCCTATTAAAGACAAATGTATGCGTAGTCTTTGTTATAAAAGACCATTTGGAGTTAAGTCTGATAGTATTTCTGTATTCCCTGAGATTCAAGACTTTGAAATGATAGCGTATGCGGAACCTGAGTATAGATTTAATGTGATTATGCCTAACGATGACAAGATTCAAGTCATTATAAGTAATACAAAACTTATGACTACACAGAAAGAAGTATTAAATTTAATATGGCAACAGACTGGAGTTTATTTTGAACCACTAAAACCAAAAGATTTTAGAGCGAAATTAAATGAGTGGCGTAGAGGTGGACAAAAAATTACACCACCTAAAGGAACTCAAATAGAAGATAGACTAGAAGAAGAACTATATCAATACTGTGTGAATGGACCTCAAGCACAAGAGAGAAGACAGATACACAATGGTTCTTGCTTTACGGAAGAAGGCTATCATTACTTTAGATTTAATTCTTTTATCGAGCATCTAGGAACTGGGTGGAAGATTCCAGAAGAAAAAATTGCACAAAAACTAAAAGACAAATGCAATGTAGAGTTTGATCACTCTTTAAATGTTGAAGGCAAGACACTTAAAGTTTGTAAATTAAAACAACTCTATACTCCACAAATTGAACATAAACCTTTGCAAAGGAAAGGAACTAATTATTAATGAGATATAAAGTAGTAGGACCACCGGGCACCGGAAAGACTAGAAGACTATTAAATGAAGTACACAAGTACGTTAAGAATGGTACCCCACATGACAGAATAGGTTACTTTGCATTTACTCGTAAAGCTGCAGGCGAAGCCCGAGACAGATTTTTAGCTAAAAATTTAGATCTTACTAAAAAAGATATTAAATATTTTCAAACATTACACTCTTTAGCATTTAATAATTTAGGACTTAAGGAAGAAAACGTAATGCAAGAAGGTAATTACCAAGCAATTGGAGAAACATGTGGTATTCAAATTAAGTATGCTTCCTATGAAACTAATAACTTTAATGGAATTTTTTCTTCTAATAGTGAGTATCTAAGTCTAATTAATTTAGCTAGAGTAAGACAGATTACTGCTGAAGAACAATTCAACCGTAACGAACACCTTAGTTGGATTAGTAAAAATAAATTAATTGGAATAGAGAAAGAGATTAATAATTATAAAAGCGCGCATAATCTTATAGATTTTACTGACATGATTCAACAGTTTTTAGACAAAGGAACTACACCTAAATTTAAGGTTATCTTTGTCGATGAAGCCCAGGATCTTTCATTAATTCAATGGGCAATGATTGATAAAATAGAGAAAGAAACTGAATGCGATGTATGGATTGCAGGTGATGATGACCAGGCTATCTTTGGATGGGCTGGAGCTGATGTAGATTCTTTTATTAACTGGGAATCACGAGAGATATTATTAGATAAATCTGAAAGAGTTCCTCAACTAATTCAACGAAAAGCTTTAGATGTTATTTCAAGAATTTATCTTAATCGTCTACCTAAAGATTATCTTCCTAAAAATGAACTGGGAGTTATTGAAGAACGATTTAATATTAATGGAATTGATATGACTACAGGAGATTGGTTAATACTAGCTAGAACTAATTCTCTTTTAAAAGCAATTCCTGCATATTTAAAACGAAAAGGATTTTTCTTTCAGACTCATCAAGGAAATAGTATGGGCAAAACTTTATATGAAGATATATTAAATTGGAAGAAGATGCAGAAAGGTGAAACAATTCCTGAAGTTCATCATCAAAGAATTTTAGAAAATATAAAAAGTAAAACAATTAATTTTCAAGGTGATTGGTACGAAGAATTTAATAATGTTCCTGTATCTAAAAGAGATTATATGAGAGCTATGTTAGATAATGGAGAAGATTTATTAAAGGATCCAAGAATAAAAGTTTCAACAATTCACGGAGCTAAAGGTGGAGAAGCACACAATGTAATTCTATATTTAAACCAAACGGCGAATACTATCAAAGGTGCAAAGAAATCGCAAGAAAAACAAGACGAAGAATTTAGAGTTTGGTATGTAGGAATTACACGAACAATTGAAAATTTATTTTTAATTAAATCTAAAAACAAACAGAAAGAGTTTAAACTATGAGCGACGTATATAAAAAACAAATAGGAGGATCTCACTACTCTTCGATGAAAATTCAACCAAGTGAGTTTATAAACAAAAACAACTTGCCGTTTGCAGAGGGGAATGCTATAAAATACTTATGCCGTCACAAGCAGAAAGGACAAAAACAAGATTTAGAAAAAGCAATTCATTATTGTCAAATGGCAATTGATAGAGATTATTCTGATGAAAAATAAAATTTTAGTTATTCACGCTGAATGGTTAAAAGAAAAT